CTCCTCGCAAGTTGGTGCAACCCACACCCCTCCCATGGGATGTGACACATTAATTGGTTCAGAGCTCCATAATGGAGAAAGACCCAACTTGAGAAGATTGAGTAACGTAACAGGTAATAAGCCTGGCATAGTACTAAGATGATTTTATTATTTGTATTTTGTTTTGTATTTTGTGGTTTTTATTATTTTATTTTTATATAAGACTTACGTCATAAATTAGTAAGTTGAATTGAGTGTAAATCATTCCACTTAATATGGTAGGTTGTTGAAGTAAATATCAACGGCCATGATATCAGTGTTATTTGCAAAGTTAGGATTGACCGTAATCAACCCACCCCCCTGTAAAGACACAACGCACGTTGCCGTGCTAAATTGGCCTGTTGAATCCACAACACTATAGCTGTCAACCGTATCATTATCCAATGCTAGTTCTAACTTAGCGTTCCCTGAAGCAACAAGTGTGGTTGTACCCACAATTGAAGCCGCATTTGGTCCACTAATTATCATGGTCAAAATAAATTGACCATACAATGAGCTATCAAATATGATTAAACCCCCTGGTGCATCTATGACCACCGAGGCCAAGGATACATAAGGTGTTGGTGAAACTATCGGAGGTAAAACCCCCGCGCCTACTGCTCCCAAAAGATGTGATTCGAAGGCCTCTTCCTTCCCAGCAATAGCTGGTTTGAGAAACTCTATGTCATAAGTGACCCAGAGTTCCCCAAGATTCACATTGTTTAGTTGCATACCTTGTGTGGCGGGTTGGAACGTACCGAGGTGGTACATTTTGGGATCCTCCCCAGGTTCTAATTTGTCCCCCTGTTGGACATATAAATGCTCAAGCACTTGTTCCTTTGGACTACACTCAATAGGGTGTAGCATTGAACTGCTTGGCAAACAAGATGTAGTAAATTCATGACTTTCCGCCTCTTGTTTGGACGAAAAGATCTTCTGAGATGAGTTGTAATTAGTTGAGAATATAATTGTTCCGAGCGCAGTGTTGGTACTTCCAACAGCTGTCCCTGAACGGCCCTCAAATGAAAACAACAAACCTCTAAAGCGATATTGTTGAAATCTTTTGGCGATTGACGATAACCAAGGAAACAATTCACTGTTTCCAGGATTAATTAGCATACTAGCATCTGGAGCTCTAGGAGTAATAGATTTTATCCCGGTACGAGCATCTGAGTAAACAGTTGCAGTTCCATCAAGAAAATTTCCTGACTTCAGGTCGCAAATGAACTCACGATGACGTATCTTGAATACTCTATCACTAGCTTTGAAGATAGGCGCACCATTGTTCGTCATTAGTGTGTTTGAGTTGACTTTATAGTCCCCAAACCCAGTAACGGACTTGAACAAACGATGAGCACCATCAGCAGCTGCAGAGCCAATACCTGGACCAAGCCCAAGCGCACTTGAGCCTAGTCCCCCTAACCCCCTAACTATAGTGTTAATCAAAGGATTAACATCACTGGACTTGTTTGACGAAGGCCTACTGTGTGTTCTACGGAGATTTGGGTCGTTTCTAGATTTTAATTGAGTTGGTCGATTATTTTTAATTTTTGGCATTGAATGGGAATAATAGTAAAATGGGTGTATTTTCCCTGGTCGACGCAAGGTGTCAACACCCCCCCTTGTTCAATGTAACTTCTTAATAGATTTGATATAACAATGGGTTGGGAAAGAGAACATCGTGCTTATGAACTTGATCGCTCAAGCCCCTAATCACATCAGTAAACACTAAAGCATCATACTGTTGTTCAATTTCAATTTGAACCTCCGGTATTACTCCGAATGCCCAAAAATACGACTCACGTGTACCATCAGATATTTTAGAAAATTTTCTTTCCATACCTGCAGCAAGCCGCACAAACCCGGAACCTCTCAGTCCCTTAATGTTCAGGTCTACCTCACGACCCCCACCAAATCTACCCATTGCACAGTAATATGCCTGTGAAATTGGAACCCCTCCACAGAGAGACATCCCACAACTGCTGACAGAAGACGCCCACGCCTTCAAGTCCTCAATCGTTTTCACAGGTGCTAAACATATAGCATCCTTCCCCGTGTGTACATACGGGTCCCGTTGCATTACCCACTCTGAGTCAATGCACACTGGCTGTGTTTGGCAAAATTTTACACGCTCCAAGCGATCAACAACCTCATCTACTTCCATGGTATATCCAAAGTCTATAAACCACCTCCTTAAGTTGTCAACCACCCGTTGCAAGTCCCTGCGCTCTACAATGAGAACCGAGTCGTCCCCATTGTTTATCAATCTGTGCTTTCCTATACGTTGTTCGTAAAAGAAAAGCCTCATAAGTGAACACATGATGATGATATTGCCCAGCGCAGTGTTCATATCCCCAGAGCAACGTCCGCCGTCAGTCTTGTATTTGAATGTGAACCCATCATGTGTGTGTAAATAACCCTTAGTTGTTAATTGCATCTTCAGTAACTTCTTCAACTGTTTGCCCTCCTCCCCACTAAAAAACGGTGTGTACAAACTATGTTCATACATCAACGCCTCTTGGCGGGTGTGTTGGTCAAACCGTGCCGCATCGACACTTATTGCTACTGGATCATTAAACTCGTTCCAGGCTTGTGCTATAGCTGCGCCCTGCAACTTAGCATTCAAACCCTTCATGACAGTTCGGCCACCGAACATTCTGTCAATCGCATCGTAAATTGGGTGCTCTAAGGGTACCGTGTACTTTCCAAGTCCAACGTTGTATTTCATTGTCCTTGGTTGGATCAGTCTTGGGACTGGATCATCTTTCATTATATTTTCAGTTTTCTCATCCTTCACAAAAGCAGAAATGATACTATCATTAAAACATGGCTCACACCCGTTAAGTGCTACCACCGCTTGTAATGCTAACTTTCGTTTCTCTGGCGCTCGTGATAATACAAACTCCTCGTCGGTTAATTTCCGGAGGGTAGGATTAGCTTCTCGCACATGTGAGATCAATTGTGACCTCACAACCTGCAGACGCAACTTGAAAATACTGGCTAGGGGTGCGTCATCCTGCACCTCCCTAACACTCTTCCACGGTCGTGGTGGCGGGATTGGTCCCGCCCGCCCTTTAATGTAGAACACTCTTTCATTGATGGCACGTTCTCCATTAAGCCTTGAATTCCTAAACACTTGGTAAGATCTAGTCTGATTCCCTAACCCTAATACCTCAATATAGGTTCGATCTTTTAACCGTGTCCGGTGATTGCCCTGAGTGAGTCCCACCGTCACCGATGGGTGTAATGCAAATAAAGGCTTCTTTGCATCACTGAGTTGCCTCACACATGGGCCCCCTCAATAGGGGGTGGATCTGATCATACTCTCAACATGCGCCTTATACTCCATGTTGAGTAGTTGATCAAGATTTGGCCTGGAAGCCATAATAATGGATCTCTCTATGATCCTCCTTCGGTCAGCAGGTCCCACATTGGGGAAGGACTTCGCAAGGTATTTTCTACCCCACGATAACTGTAAGGACGTTGTTCCTACATGACCGTTTAATGTTAAAGTTCTCATTTCCTCAGCAACATCTTCAATTGCATCCACTTGTTGGAAACCCTTTGTTACCACAACAACACCCGCATTATCAATGGTAGTTGTTTCCACGATCTTCTCAGCCATGAACATTACCTCTGTTTCCAGGGTGCTCATGTCTAATTCACTGATCGTGTCAATCAACACCACAATTAGCTTGTGTGTGAAGAAAAAGGTGAGATACAACAAGAATAACCCTGCTGTCTCATATACAAATATGAAGTTGCTGTGAATAACTGAATCTATGATCCAGTTGGTCCCAGCGTGAGAAAGTGCCATATAATATACCCATTTTAACCTGTTAAAAATGAGTTCACGCCCATCACAGGATGGCTTCCAGTGACGTGTGCGTTCTTCCACAACCTCATAATTTGGTCTAAAATCAACAGAAAAAGCACGTACACAGTTGGTGTACAGCCTTCCATTGTTTATGACCAAACGCAGGTTAAGTAGGTTGGGCCCAAACATGATGAATAACACCATGGGACTAACAACAACTACCATGAGTTGGGGAAAGAAAATTGTATTTAACCAGAAAGAGAGAAATTCGTTTATAATTCCTGGTAAATGATATCTAAACATGACTAGCATTACTACTAACCTTAATATTGGGATTAAGGCTAGAAAAACGAAAATATAATCTGTGAATGAAGTGATCCGTCTATGTAGACGTAAAAGTTGTGTTGGGGCTGTGTTTGTGATCATGGCGCAGAAAGCTAGTTGGGATTGTTTAAAAGTGTGAGGAGCAATAGGTTGAGGGTCCCTCGAGGGACCTCCACAACAGTGGACCTCCTTATGAGGTAACCCAATATTTAATATGAACCCGGGTAGGCCGGAATGTGCTGTTGGCAGCGTAGCAGTAGTTCGCAAAATACGCCCCCAACACATCCCTGGTTTGTTTCCCTCGCTAGCTTGCGTGAGGGTGGTTACCAACCTAATAATGCCCACCATGCCAGCCAATCCTGGTATGATAATATGGTGTCATTACCTTGGAAAAGAC